TCGTAGTAAAGTCTTAACCCATTCGGTAACACCACGTCTGTGCCTTCAATGCGTGACGGTCCTAAGCGGCTGATGAAGGGTCCGCCAACACCACCATGGGTTATGGGCATCATCTCTGTCAGTATTCGCTCTAACACGTACCAGTATTTAACGATACTACGAAACTTATTACGATAGAACTGTACCCACAATTGACAGTCAGCAAACGAAACGTCTATCGGTATACCGTTGTCTGCTGCTTGGTTTACCAATTGTGTGAGAAATTTATTCGGTCCCATTTGGAAGCCTAGACCCAATACAGTGTTCTTAGCGATAAACCGTTCAAGCTTGTCTGCTTTCGTGATGGTACGCCTGAACATGTCACTGCCAAACCAACAGTAAACATCGCTACCTTTGGCAAACTCTAAGAGTAATTGTCTCTCGTCAGCTAACCATGCAACCAATCTTGCTTCGATCTGGCTTGCATCTACAGCTACGATCTTATACCCTGGTGGGGCTATCAAGCTCTCACGAAGTTTCTTTGACTTGCGAGAAGGGAGATTTTGCTGGTTGATCTTCCACTCACCACTGAACCTGTGCGTATGTGCGCCACCATACCTGAGAGCAATGGGCATCCACGGTTCATCAAACCCATTCACTGCCGCTTCGGCCATGCCAATAAACCGTTGGGTGCGTCGTTCTTCCAACGTAGACCGTATCCCTATACGTGCTTCTGCGAGTGCCTGCACATCTGGATTCTCATGCTCTTGTAATGCACGAAACCCTTCATCGGTCTTAGCAAATGCAAATATCCGTTTAGATGGATCGGTGAGAGAGTTCTTCATGGGCGGGTCTACACCTAACCCCCATAGCGCTACCGCAAACATCTTACTTGACAACAAATCAGCGCGGGTCAAACCTACTCTTTCGAGTAAACTGTTTTTCTCTTGTAAGATAATATTTAAATGTTCATGTAAATGTGTTAAGTCTGCCTGAAAGTTTGGGGCTGTACACATCTTGAGTATCGTGTCCATCACCCATAGCTCACCCTTGGGGAACTTTTTGCCAAGACGCCTGATAATACCTCGACAATTCTCTGTATCAGTAATACAGTATTGTTTGAATTCCTCCCAGAGTTCTGGTTGTGCTTCTAGGTCTTTACGTCGCATCCCAATAACTTTATGAACGGTCGCGCCTTTTGGCGGCAGACCGAGGACTTGCGACACGTTTTCGAGGTTCACACGACCATTTTTGATTTTGTGTAATAAAACTGCTCGGGCTATACCCATTGCGTCTATTAACATATCTGGGTGTATGCCATACCTGAACGCCAAAATACTTGCATCGAATAAAGCGTTGTAGCTAACAAACGCCCATGGTCGTGGATACTCTCGGAGTAAGTCTGCCACTTCGTCACCCGGCAGGAATGTGGCCGGTCCTTCGTTTGTGGCTATACCACAGCCAATTGTCTCCCAACGCGGGTCGAGAATATACTCATATGGCGTCATGAGTTTAAGCGTATAATATTTGTCATAGTACGACTCAAAGTCGCCATAGATCATTTTCATGGTTGGTCAGTCCAGTCATCTTCCCATTGTCTGCGCAAAACTTGGCCCGTGATAGTTGCCTTGAACTTACGTTGGGCTTTTTCTTTATTGTACGCGTGAAAGAACTCATTAAAGTGATCTGCTAATCCGTCTTCAAACAATTCGTTGGTTAGTACAGGGACGATTGTAACACTGTCATCAGGTACAGGTGGTTTAGGTTTGTCTTTTATTATACGATGCAACGCAATTAACTCCGTGCCATACCCACAAATACCTTTAAACCATTTTGATACACCTGGAACATAGCGTGGGGGTTTTGCTTCAACGTATTCTTTTAATGCTCTGAATATTAACGGGTCATTTGAGTCGCTGTAAAGTAGCGGCACGATGGCACGTAACCATGGGAGCATTTGGACAGTCAATGGGATTGGAATTTGGGTTGTGTGAAACATACTAAACAATTCAAGAGTTGTTGACCATTGTATGGCGATGTCAACCAAGGGGAGTACCTTTTTTCCGAGTTTACTCTCGATAGTAATATTGTTTATGTATCTTGGCCACAACCACTGAGTATGAGTTTGGTCAACAGTAGATTTATAGTTTAAAGAATACTCAACTCGCTGATTAAGAAACCCAGTATATATATGAAGATTATCAGTTGACCAATTAGAAGCTCTCGGCATCAACAATGATGCATCAGTCATTGTCTTGTAGTCACCTGGAGGTATCAAGTGATAATACAATTCCTGTTGAGCCATTGGCTCTGACAACGTGTACAATGTATCAATCGCTATTTCGCGGAGTTTGTTTTTAATAAGATCGTACGCTTTTTGATGCGCTACCGTTGGAATTTTATGGTTGATTTGTTTGTAGATCATCTTGCTCTCCAGTCGTGGGGCGTCTGGGTCATCCCAGTTACACCCCGGCGGATCATAGCCCATTATTGTTACTCTTTATTATGTTTGGTCGAGTTGCTTCGGGAGTAACACTTTGTCACCGAACGGGATGTCATGGTTCTTTATCGTACACCAGATAACTGGGTAGGGTGGCGGCGCGGAGGGGAATGTACCCTCTAAGTCTGTGAGGTATACCAAGACCTCTGGCTCAAGTCCTTCTTGCGCTACCCGCTCAAACACTGGACAGAAGTCAGTGCCACCGCCGCCCTTGATTTTACGCATCATGTCATCAGGCGTGTCAAGCTCAACATACTCGTTCACTGCCGCATCACATTGCATGAACACCAACGTACGCGGACGCGCTTGCTCCATGAGTCCTACACCCTCAGTGCAGAACATGTCCATGGTTTTCTGGTTGATACTCCCAGAGTTATCCACCACGAACACAATTGTCTCACAGCCATACTTTACTTTCGATGGCGAGCCTATGCCTCTAAGCATCAACTCGTTGTCGAGTGTAGACCATGTGCTAAAGTCTGCGCCCATCCGCCGTGACATGGTAACTGTCAAGTGTTCACGCCAGTCAACTTGTGGCTCCAATAACTTAGAGAGTCCACGCTCTAGCGCCGCTGGCAATCGGCCTTGCGCCTTCGCACTGGCAAGAGCGGCGGTGAGGGCGTTGTCCCACGCTTGCGGGTTACGCGCCTCTTGCGCTTGTGCTGGCGTCTTACCCGTGCCCTTACCAGGTGTTAAGTGCTCGTCGAAGCTCTTATCACCACCACCGTTGCCAGATGGCTGCGGCTTAGGTTGACCCTTACTCCCAGAGTTAGGTCTCTTGGTTTGATTTTGTTTGAATAGTTTCCTGTACGCTGTTGTCAAGTCGTCTTGGTAAGTTATTAGTTGGGGCTCATGCCAGCAGTCCTTTGGCATCTCCCCCACTCTGCCACGCTTCAACATGTCATTGATAAGGCAGTCAGCGGCGACTTGCATGACTTCACTAACGTAAGGGAGCTTCATGCCATCAGGATATAAAATAAACCCGAGTTGTGCGAACCGATACATCATGCCACAGTGATTGAATATAGCATGACAGATTTCATGGCACGCAATAAACACGCGTTCCTGTAATGTATGTTTGAAATATCCTGTTGGATTAATAAACATGAACTGATCGTTAGTAGCGGCAAAGGGAACTTCATCTGTGAACCATGCCAACTCACGGTCTTTATCCTGCATCATACGGAACCATACATCGGCAAAGGCGGGCTGGTTCACTAGCAACGCTGTACGCGTCTCCATCCATAACTTTGCTTGAAGTGGCGTTATGGGTAACTTAGGCCACTTGTTCGAGTCTGTTTCGACTTTGAACGCGCCAATCTCGGTCATCCTTCACTCCCATCACTCTCAGAGTAATATGGTTCACACTTGTCGAACAGGTTCAACTGTTGTGTGCCAACTTCAGCGTCGATGATTTGCGCCGTGATAGTTGGCGATCTCTCTGCGAGCATGGCGAGTTGTGCGTATAAGTCTGTCGCACTGCTGCGTAGCATCTCTGTGAATGCTCCACGCATAGCGGGATCATGTGTGGGCATATCAGCTTTGACGCTGATACTAAAGTGTACACGCATGGTTGCTCTCCTTCCTTCTTCCTTAGCTCGGTTTTGCTCAAGGTCTTGCCAAACCTCTTTGGCTATGTGCTTGAGTAAAGCCTCTAGCTCTGGACCATTCCCTTGCATATACATTCTAAGCGGCTTTGGGTTCGCGCTTGTGGTCGCGATCATATCCTTCCACAATTGCGATGAGATTGGCATTCGCTTTTGTCCATGCTTTGAACTCAGGCATAACCAACACGCCCACATTACGGTCCCGTATCATCTTCACCATCATGAACTGGAACTCGTTCGGCAGACGGGACATGAGTGTCGCCAGCGCTGCCGCATCATGGGGCTTGGCCCAGTCAGCCAGCTTGTACCCCAACAAGCGCAGACGATCTGGCTCCAATGGGATAGACACTGTGCCAGGATTGGCGATACATTCTTCGTAGGATGGAAGCTCTTGGGCCATGCGGAAGTGCATGAACAGTTGTTCGGCATTCTCTTTACCAATCCCACCAGCAATTTCGGATTGCATTGTCACGTCCAATGGTATCTTACTCGTAGAGTAAAGTGACATATAAGAACGTAAGTGCATGTCTGCTTGCGCCAGTGACCTAGGAGTGCAGTATGGTCCTTGGGTGGCTGGCGCATCCATGAATAATATGTGCGGGTGCGTCTCCCCAAACGCAATGACCTCGGACAACACGCCATGTGTACGTGCCCAATCAACCCATGCTTCTGAACTGTCGCGCACTTCAACCAACATCTGTGAGTTCAGAATGAAGTCAAAGGTCTTGGTTGAACCTGATCTGTCCTTAGCACGGTTGCCAGCAGACCATACTACCCAACCCGGCGGCAGTGTGTGAACACCAACTCGCTTGAGTAGTTTCATGTCTCTCGTAAGCTTACGCTCTTCGGGAGCCATCTTATCTTCCTCGTCTAAAAATATCAATCCACCATCGTAAGCCTCAAGTGGTTTGTTCTCATTAGTGAACCACCATGCTGGCAGTGTGAAGTTGGTTACGCGTTTCTTACTCTCAGAGTTAACGTTCATTTCCATGAAGCCACAAAGAAACGGCAGTGTGATGGTTAGTCCATTGATATATGAGAAGCCGTAGTTGCCCTCTGGGTCAACAGACTTCATGATGGACGGAAACTTTTTCATCGTGCTTGTCTTGCCACGCCCCGGCGCACTCTCAAGATGGAACGATGGGCCATCATCTTGTGCCGACGTTGTGTACCAGATCGGAAGTCTCGCTTCGATCTCGTTCAGTGTCAGTGCCATTGGTTTGCTCTCCTTTTGGTTTCTTACTATAAGAGTAAGTATACACTACAACCTGACTCGTGTCAAGCACGTATAAGTTGTATTTACTGGCGGCAGGACGAAGGAAATTGGATGCAGTTCATTTGCTGTTCGAGATAACGCCGATCAGCATCTAGCTGTCGCTGGAAATAAAGACGGTCAGCGTCGTCACGTTCTTCCCGTCGCTGTCGTGCTTGCTCACTATTACGAAGCATTTGTTCAGTCTGCATTTCCTGAAATGTTTCGTTGAGCCTGTCAATACTATCGGATAAGTCGCCAGCATGTACAGGTGTGAAGGTGAACACGATAGCGGCAGTGAGAAGAATGCGTCGCATGATTTACTCCTGTAGTAAATGGGGGAGAGATCGCACGCGCTTCACCCTCCCCCACCAT